AATGATATTTACAAAGTAAAGACAATGATTGATATCCCTCAATCTTTGATTAATAAGTATGTATCTAAAGTTAAAGATACTACTGGTAAAAATTTAAGACAATTTTTTGGTGATGTTGATATTGCTGAGGAAATAGTTAAATATATCAATATGAATAACCTTGATGTTGATAAGATTCCTGGTGGAGCTTTGATGGGTGGTCAAGAGGAAACTCAAGTACAAGCACAAGATGGTGGTCAAGCACAAATGCAGGTTCAACCAGAGGTTCAAATGCAAGCACAACCACAAGCACAACCAGAGGTTCAAATGCAAGCACAACCACAAGCACAACCAGAGGTTCAAATGCAAGCACAGCCACAAGCACAGGGTGAGTTTGAAGAGCCACAGGCTCAAGTTCAACCAGAAGGACAGGTTCAAGTTGAAGCACAACCACAAGGTCAAGTTCAACCTCAGGCACAAGAAGAGGATGAAGATGATGAAGAATTACCACTTTAATTTATAGAAAATCTTAATAAAACCCATCAAATAAAATTTGATGGGTTTTTTATTTTAATATATACTTGTGATGAGATACCTAAAGGCATATGAGAACTATAATAATAACACAACACTTATAATCGTTGATGTTCAGAAATCATTTAAGAAGTTTTTTTCTGAGATGTATATAAATAATTTGAATAAATATTGTGAACAATTTGGAGATGTTTATCAAGTTTGGGATAATCATGTCGATGGTAAAGTAGTTGATAAGGATTATTTATATGATAAAGATCCTGATATTCCAATTCATGATGATTTATATCATTTCCCTAACCAAAGTGAATTAATTGAGAAGAGGTATAATTATGATGTAGATGCTGATTTCTATAAAAAGATTTTGAGTAGAGAAGTTCATAAGGAAATTAGTGATAAAGAAGATAGTAAACAATTAAAAAAGGGTGATATTTTCCCAACTAAAGAGGGTACTGTTATTGTTTATATTGGTAATAACCATAAATGGTTCCAGGTTCCAATTAAATTATATAAACATCTTGTTGAATTAAAGGGTAAGGAAGTAACTATCGTTGGTGGTTCTGATTCTGAGTGTTTGGAAGATATTGTTATATCTGCTGAAAGTATTGGTGTTAATATTAAAAGAGATTATAAATATATCTATTCAGCTAATCATTGCCCTATCTAAAGGTTATCTATAAATTTATAAACCTTTTTAAGGTATTCTCTTCTTTTGAATTTTTCTTCTGTCATTAGATATACAATATAAGCAAAGTAATATACCTTATTGATTAAAATATCCTTTGATATTTTCCCACCTGTATATCTAAACTCTACATAATTATAATTTTTTATCCTAGTTATGTTAAATCCATAATTCTTATACCCGTGTTTTTCTAAATTATATAAAATGTATTGACCAAAGAAGGATTCTAATCTTTTTAGATATTGAAACTGTGAGTGTTTCATAACCCTTTCTCTATCACCTTGTATATCCTTTTTAAGTTTTGGTAGAAATGTTTTTGTGTATGATGATTTTTCTCTCCATTCCATATCTTTAAAAGTGAATGATTCATCACCTTCATCTGATATCATTAAAAATCCCTTCAATATATTCCAATTGGTTTGATTTTTTAATCCTATGTTTATGTGTATTCCGGTTCTATCAGACATATACCAATAGTCTTGATTATTAAAATCCGTGTAAAAATCATTAATTAATTCAATTGCTCCTTCTATACCATTCACATATGTTAGTGGTGAAAATTCAATACCCCTTTTTAATGTAGCGTCAAGTTCAAACTTTAATAACCTCCACCATTTATCATAAAAGGTTGTCATGTGTTCTCTAACTTTGTTTGATAAATATTCAATATTATCACTATTTACATATGATAGGTAATCTGAGTGTAAAACCTTTATTAGGTTCTTTTCGAATCCACTACTCCTTTCTAAATATTCTCCGAAAACTTCATCTAAGTTATAGTCATCATCCGCCTCATCTCCACTAAGTTCCAATTGTCCCAATATTTCATCAATTAACTCATGTAATCTTTCTTGATCATCACCAGTATATTCATCCTTTATGTATTTTAGTGCATTTTCTTTGGATATTTGTAAATATCTACTTGGATCATCACTTACTGTTTGATCCTTTCCTTCAATATCATCTGTTTCCAATTCAAATTCCAATGAAATGGTGAATATATTTCCGATCGACTTTATAACATCTTTATCCCTATTATTAAACTCTAAAATTAACATGAAATATATATTAAGTTACAGAGGCATAAACCTCATAGTCCTTGATATTGAATGTTATGACCATATATTCTTGATACCTTTCTGGGTCTTCAAAAAATTCAACAGTTAATCCATAATCAATACCATCGATTTCATTTATATAATCTGATATTTGTGCTCTTATATCACCCTCTATCGCTTCTGATGATAATTTTGTTTCATGTAATAAAGATGGTAGGTTAGCTCCAAAGTTTGGGTCTCCTAACACCTCTCCCTTATTTGTGAATATAATCATTTCATATTTTTGTATAATAACTCTGATTACATCATCTTCTATGATTTCGAGGTCTACGAATCGTGGGTGACCAGGGTAACCTATGTAGAAGTCTATAAAATTAATATCAGCCATGTGTTTATATATTAATTTTTATATATACTCATATGAAATACTTAAATTATTTGAATCTTATACCGAGGATGATGATTAATTTAATATATCCCTCATTTTACCAATAATAGTCATTCCAAGTACAATTGGATCTGTATTAGTTTCTAATTTAGATGAATAGTCTGAAATTATATAATTACACTCAAATAACTTATCGACATTCTTTCCTTGTTCCATAGACCATTGTATGAAAGGTGATCCTAATACTTTAATCATACCATCTATTTTCTCAGCACCAAACATGTTCATTAAAAAATGGTATATTTGTTCATAATCCATAGATGTATCGTATATAGTATCATATAAATCTAATCTTACTTTATTAGAGACATTTGATGATGATCCAGATTCTCCAGTTTTTGTGTAAGTTTCAACATCAACCATTATTTCCCTGAAATCTGGAAATTTTTTAGTTATGATTGATACTAAACTTTCTTTTGGAACTTCCTCACACTCTGTTGGTAATACAATATTATTTATTCTCTTGTATATCTCTTGTTTTAGATATTTCTCTTCTTCTAAGTTCTCACAATCAAAATTTAATCTAGGTATCCTTGATTTTATACCACCTTCCACTTTATTTAAGTGATTTGTTGACATTATAAATCTAACAGTCCTGCTATATTTTTCAATAAAAGCCTTTAAGGCATCTTGAAATTGAGCAGACACCCTTTCAAATTCATCAAAGAAAATATATTTAAAATCTGATTCAGTTTCCATCATTGGTGAGAATTTACAAAAATCTTCAATTTCATTTCTAAGAACTTCAATTGATGTGTCTATTGAGCAGTTTATTTCTAAGAACGGTTTATCTTTTGTGTATTTACCGATAAGTATTCTAGCTAAACTAGTTTTACCAGTTCCATAATTGCCGTGGAAGATATAATTTCCATCGAGTCCATTTTCAAAATGCTTTCTAATTCTTGGTAACAGAATTACATCATCCATAGTCTTTGGACGCCACTTTTCCCACAATAATAATTTATTTACGCTCATATCATGTATATCTATAATTTATAATAAGTTTTAGAGAAGATTTGGTTTTTATATATACATATTATGTCTAAACGGTTAACAACAGAACAATTTATTACAAAATCATTATCTAAGCATAATAATGATTATAGTTATTCAAAGAGTGTGTATATTGATGAAAAAACAAAAGTTTTAATAGTTTGTAAATCTCATGGAGATTTTTATCAATTACCTGCAGTGCATTATAGAAGTGGTTGTCCGAGTTGTGGATTGATTGTTCGATATAATCTTAGAAAGAATAATCAACAGGAAATACTAAATAGGTTTAATGATAAATATAAAAATAGGTTTGATTATTCAAAAGTTGAATATGTTAAAATGAAGTTAAAGGTTTTGATAACTTGTAATTTACACAAATTTGAGTTTTTACAAACACCCGAGCGGCACCTGATATCAAAAACAGGGGGATGTCCTTTGTGTAATAGTATTGGCAAGGGTAGGTTATCAACATCCTCTTTTATAGAAAAATCTATCTTACTGTATAATAATAAATATGATTATTCGGAAGTAGATTATCTGAAATCTAATAAGAAAGTTAACATCATTTGTAAATATCATGGAGTTTTTAGTATGACACCAAATTCACATTTAAATGGAAGAGGGTGTGTTAAATGTAACAGAAATGGTGGTATTATGGAGAATATATGGTTAGATAGATTTAATATACATAAAGATTATAGACAATATAAAATAGATAAATTCTATGTTGATGGTGTAGATCTGGAGAATAATATAGTATATGAGTTCAATGGTGATTTTTGGCATGGTAATCCTAATATATATAATGTTGATGAAGTTAATAGGGTAAATGGTGTTAAATTTGGTGAATTATATGAAAAGACGATTAAGAGAGAAGATTCACTAAGAAAGTTGGGATATGAGGTCATTTCCATATGGGAGAGTGATTTCAAAAAAGAAACAAATATATTATGATAGGTGAAAGGTTTAATATGGAAGATGTGTTCTTTCGCGATCTTACTGTCTGCGTACTTGATACATTAGAAGGTCAGGTCCGTTGGATTAATAGATTCTCTTCTGGTGATGTTCATGTAAATGTACCTTTTTATTACTCAATGACTGGGGATGAGAGGTTTTTATTGGACACATTCCAAGATGATGTAGTCTCTGAGAATAGATTTGTTGAATTAAATACTGATATTATACCAAGAGGTCATATAACTATGACTGGATTTAATATTAATTCTGATGAATTTTCTAACCCGAATGTTTGGTTAAGGATGGTTGTTGAGAATGAGGTTGAGATTAGAAAAATCTTAGCTAAAGTTAGAGCAGTTCCTATCACTGTTAGTTATGACTTGGAGATATTACTTTCTAGTGAGGTTGATACATTTAAGTGTAGTCAAGCTATAATGGATACCCTTTGGTTATATAAGTTCATGTATTTTGAACACAACTTTATGAATATTGATGCTGTTATATTGATGCCTGATGGTAATTCGATAGAGATGGCTCGTGAGAAAAATATGTCATCTGATAATAACATTAAAATGAAAGTATCATTTGAGGTACAAACATATTACCCAGCCTTTAGAAAGGATAGAGTTACTGATACTGGTTATCCTAGAACTTATGGTGATGGTATGACAGATTTAAATGGACATACAATTAATGGAGGGTTCTCAGAAGGATTCCCAAATCCATATGATTATATAGGTGGTCAAGGTCCGAATATAAATCCTGGTCAACCTGGTTATGGTCAAACTGGTAGCTTTCATAGTGATCAATCAACCGTTGGTGGTGCTAATTTTGGTGCCGATGACTATTATCAAGTTTCTCCTAAGAGAACTAGATGGTTTAATAATATATTAAAAGCTAGAGAAAAATCTAATACCCCTATAAACAACCCAAATTCACAAGATCCTAATAATGGAAATGACGGAAATGTAAGTAATTAAAAGAATAAACGAAAATGGTAAAAAATGACTTTTTACTATTAATATATAATATAAGTTAAAAGAAAAAAAATAATATTTTAAAGTATGAAGAATCTTAAACTCGAATTGTTTAACTTCAAGAAAAATCTTTCACTTGAACAAGAAGACGTTGCACTTATTATAGAAGGGCACATGAATGCTTGTAACGAGCACGCTGAGAAAGCGATAATCTATTCTCTTAATGAGAGGTTAAAGGCTTATACGTATGATAATAGTGTGAAGGGATTATTAGAGAGTTTAAATGATGATATGTCGAACCATGAACTAATATATGAATTGAAAAGTTTATATAACGTTCTTAATACCAAAAATCAAGGAGAACTTTATAGACAACCTATAAATGTTCTTTTACAAACTATTAATCTGGAATCAGACCAAGATAGAATGTCGAAGGTTTTGAACGAATTATCTATTTATGACTGGGTTCCAGAAATTAAAGTATTTGTTCATAATTTAACAAAATCTCCAGAGCAAAAAACTAACTTATTAAGTGGTGGTTCTGGTGAATCAGTATTTACTATTGTTGAGTCTGTTGAAGATGGGCATGTTGCTTTAATCAAAGATTCTTGGTTCTTACTTACAGAAAATGTTATTGAAAAAACTCTTTTAGAGAATCACGTTAAAAATGAAGAAGACTTAAAAAGCCTTAGAATGATTGAATCAGCTATGAAATATGCTACTATTGATGAAGATAGAGTTAACTTTAGAGTATCTGAATATTTAACAATTGGTCTTTCTGTTGGTAAAAAAGGTGGTATCTTTATTAATGATGATGAATTAAACGAAGAAACTACATTAGAAAGCCTTTTCTCATCTCCTATTGTTCCTATTGTGAACAAGAACTTTTATCCTATTTTACTTGAGGTATCTCAAAATATGGATAAATTTGTTGAATTGGATGTTGTGAAGAAAATTAATAACTTAATTAACCCTTATTTAGAGTGTTTTGCATTCAACTATAAGAATACTACATTCTTATATAGATGTGATGAGAGATATGGTAATTCATTCTTTAAGTATGAATCAGCTATTGAACTTGTTAATGAAGTAAGAAATGAACTTAATTATGACTTAACATATTTTTATGAAAATAAATTAGATAGTGAGTTAATAGTTAAAAGAAAACTTGAAGATAAAGAAAGAGAAATCACTCTAAAATTAGAAGATGTAACTTTCAATATTGAAAAAGTTAAAGGTTCTATACAAATGATTGGTGAATCAGAAGTTTTATCAACTGCTCTTAATAACTTAGAGAAGAGAAAGGTAAATCTTGATGGTGAGTTATTGGGTATAAAAGAACTACAATATAAAGAAATAACTAAACTTTAATAAGAAATAGATATTAAAAATCCTCAAAGAAATTTGAGGATTTTTCTATTTTTGTTGAATGTTTATTTAAACTTTTCATGATTATATCCTATAACATGAAAGCATGAAAGAACATCCGAGTTCTATAAAAAAAATGCTAAATTAATGTACTTAAATAATAAAGAACTTTATGTGGAGATTGTAATATCAAAAGCACAAGGAAGATTAACACGTAATTCAGAGAAGATGCTAGAGTTACTAGCAAAGAAGACAATCAAAAAAATGAAATATTATTCTATTGATGATAGAAATGACTGCTATCAGAGTGGTTTATTAGATATGTTCCAAAACTGGTATAATTTTAATGAAGAAAAATCAGTAAATGCTTTCGCATACTTCACAGAAGTCTTCAAGAGAGGTATTGCAAAGGGTTATAATGAACTTTATAAGAAAAAAGGTGATAACGAATATAAAATAAAATTGATATCAATAGAAGGATCTAATGATGGGCAAGGAATTCACTCACTTTAATCTAAATAACCTATCACTACTTCGTGAATGATTACAGAATGCATGCCAACTTTGGCTTAGAATACTTTCAGCCTGTAAAAAAGATAAAACTACCAAGAAACAAAATCAGAAAAGAGAAAATAAAGAAGATACTAAAAAACCCAATCGATTGATTGGGTTTTTTTAATTTTTTTAATTATTTATACTACTGGTATCTCACTAAATACGGTTTCTAACATTCTATTTGTTACTTGATATGGATCACAGTTTGAAGCTGGTCTTCTATCTTCGAAATATCCCTTACCATCAACTATTGATTGTGCTGGTATTCTAATACTTGTATCTCTTGTACTATAACCATGTGTGAATTCGTGAATTGTTGAAGTTTCGTGTTCTCCTGTCATTCTCTTATCATTATCCAAACCATATACTTCCATATGTTCTTTGTGTGTTTCTTTTAATTTCAATACAGCATCATCTATTAGCGATAAACCACCTTCTTCTCTCATTTCTTTTGTTGAGAAATTAACGTGACACCCAGATCCATTCCAATCACCTGACATTGGTTTCGGGTGCAATGATACAATAACACTATACTTTTCAGCTACCCTTTCTAATAGATATCTTGATACCCACATTTGATCACATCCATTTAGTGGTGTTACTGGACCAATTTGATATTCCCATTGACCTAACATAACCTCCGCATTTACACCTGATATATCCAATCGTATATCCATACACATATCCATATGTTCTTCTACTATGCTTCTACCAATAACACTATCAGATCCTATGCCACAATAATAATCACCTTGTTCTCTTGGCTTTCCTTTCTCGAAACCCATTGGTAAAGCTCCGTCTAATCCAAATGGATTTTTAGGTTTACGTGTTAATGTATATTCTTGTTCCCATCCAAACCAAGGTAAATCATTCTTATCTATCAATTCGTCTATACCTAATGATTTCATTTTCTCTTGTAACGTTTTTCTGTGGTTACTTTTATGACTTGATCCATCTGGGTTTAATACTTCACAAAATATTAATTTACTATCACCACCTCTTAGTGGGTCTTTTGATACAAATACTGGGTTTAATAAACAATCTGTGTTGTTACCCTTTCCAGCTTCTGCTTGTTTTGTTGAACTTCCATCAAATGACCACATTGGGTATTCATCAGCATCAAAACAAGTTGTTCTCATTTTAACAACCTTAGTTTTACTTCTTAGTTGTTGTGGGTTAGACCCATCTAACCAAATATATTCTAATTTAATTTGTTTTTCCATAAATAGTTTTACTTTTTTATTTTTACTTTTTTTTTAAACTTTGTTTGCATATTTATATAAAAAAAGCCATATTAAATTATAATTATGAATAAGATTATTTTACAACTTTGGGAAGAATCAGAGAGAGGATGGGGAACAAGACCAGATGGTTGTTCTATACATATAGATTTAAATAGCCAAAAACAATATATTAAAGATTATTATAAGGATAGGGATGATAATGTTCCTGATGTATATGAGAGAATTATTGGTGAACCAATTGAAGCTTTTATTGATGATAAATTATTCTCTGTAATAGAGAAAGATAAGAACGTTAGGTTATTTGAAACTGAGTTAAATAATCTACTTAGTATGGAAGAAATTATAATTAATCATGACTAATATATTTTATATATCTTCGATTTTGTTCATTTTTATGAACTTTTATTATCTGATTAAATCTAAACAATTAGATAAAAGGTTTAAGGATAGAGATATAGTTGGTATATCGAAGTTAGATTTGTTATATTATGTAACTAAGATATTATATTGGATTTGGATACCAATTGGGTTTTTTACAAATAAACCAGAGTTATTCTTTGTATTATTTACATTAGCTATTCTTAAATTCCCTATTTATCATTTAAGTAAAAAGACTTATAGTGTTTATAATAATTTATATCCTGTTTTATGTATAAGTGTATTGATAACTATTTTCATTTATTGGTTGTAATTAAACACTAAACATCTTTAAGTGGTCTTCGGTTATGATTATAAATTCATATCCTTTCTTATTACACCAATTTATCATAGTTTCCCACTTATTCTTATTCTTATAAGCCATTTTAAGATCATATTCGAAGTTTTTTAACTTCTTAGTTCCCTTTTCAGGTACACTAAGTTTACCCGCATTAAGAGCGATGACCATGTTATATTCTTTTTTGGGTTTTACTTCAACAACCACTTGTTTTAAAACACCATCTATTCTCATTTCATAATAAAAATCAACATGATATACGTGTTTCTTTACACGAGCATCACCATTATCAAAATGTGTCATTTGATAGGGTATGGATAGACACTCTGCTCCCCATTTAGTTATCTTATCATTATGGTCTAACCAAAACATTATTTTCTTCTCCCACGAACTTCTATAATATAAACCACCTTCTGTGTTTAACTTAATAATTTTATCTTTATTTACGGGTATATAATTACCACCATGAAACTTAGAATTATTTGGTTTTGAATTTAACATATATGATTATTACTTTTTTTTATATATAAAAGAAAAAGTTTTCTATGGGTGAATTAGCAGAGAGAGTTAAATTAAATTTATTGGTTAATGGGAATGGTGTTCCTGATAACTTTAAGAACAACTCATTATACTTTTATAATAAGTATCAAGAATCATCCAAAGAAATTTTAAGTGTTTCTGTTACTGATATACAACCTGGTGGGTTCTACTTCTTACATTACTTAGATACTTCGGGTTGGATGCAATTTTCTCCAGTTTTTGTTTCAGATTTTAAGAATTTTTCAAATAAAATTGTTATATTTGCTATCAACTTCAACTTTATACCTATTGAAGTTAGAGTATTGTTATTTGATAGTTATATTAGTGAACAAGACTTTATGAATGATAGTTTGTTAAAGGTTGATTATAAAGGTGTTTATGATAAATTAAGAAGTTTGGGTTTTGAGTATGCTATGGTTGAGTATGACGCTTCGAGAGTTAAGTTAGTGCATAAGATACAATTAGATTTATTACCTAGATTTTTATATTCACAACATCCTAAGAATATTTATGACCCTAAAAAGTTAATAGAGATATGGGATGCTAAAATAGCTAATAGAGATGCTAGACATAAAGAAATGATGATGGCTAGTATAGACGAATTCTTTGATATAAATAGTGATATATCAGAGAAGTACAGTGTTCTAAAGAATCACGTTTCTAGAATACGTACTAATATGAAGAAATTTGGACCAGGTGGTTCTAATACATGGACTTAAAAATAAATTATGGGAATTTTTAGAAAAAAGAAAATTGAAATTGATGTTATAACACCTTTGCGTATTAAATCAACAATAGGTAGACCAATCGATGGTGATATTGTGAGTGTTCAGAAACAAACATCCGATATGAAGAAACCAATTATTAATAAAGTTGATAAGATGTTTTTACAAGAAATCTCTGATAGATTATATGGTCCTGATTCTGATGGTTATATAGAGGCTTTATCTGAGTTAAATAAACTATTTAAACCAAGAGCAGGTAAATCATTCTTAGAGTTCTATGAGCCAGAAATATCCGAAGGTGTACGTAGAAAACAGAAAGAAATAAACGATAATATTAAACACGAGTCTTAGACTTGTGTTTTATAGTTTATTAACTTTATCTTTAAATTTCCAAATATATCCAGAGGACTTACTATGATTATTATCATGTGTTGAATTTTTAAAGCAACAATTTGATATTGATGTTCTTTTTATTCCAGATTTTTCAGATGCTTGTCTTATAGAGTCATATTCTCTTATGAGATTTCTATCAATATCATATTGTAATACAATTCTCTTCTTTATTCTAAGTGATTTGGGTTTATCTAAGTTAATATTTTTCGGGTTTTTATCCTTAAACTCCCATATGTAGAATCCAGCATGTTTTAATATACCATTACAATTTTTACTTATATTTGGGGTTGGTAATACCACTTTCTCTAGATGATTCGTTTAGTGATTTGTATTCTTTTATAAAATTACCATCAATATCATATTGTAAAACACTATTTGATATTTTTTTAATATACTCTGAGTTATTTTTCGGTGTGCCTCCACCCCCTTTCCGTTGATTACATTTTGGTTTTATCTTATCAATCCAATATATTTCCCTCTCTTCCCAGTTATCAGAGTTACAAACCTCTATTATTTCCAGTATTGGTTTTTCATTGGTCTTCATTAACTTTCTAATCCAATTTGTCTTTTTTGTTTTTATATCCCTTTTAGCATCATATAGATGATTATAATATCTAACTTTTGGGTTATTGCTTTTCCCTATGTATTTTATATCATTTGATATTGGATCAATTAGACTATAAATATAAATGTCAATCATATAGTATATATTAAATTAATCTGTTTATTATTGTATTTTGCCATTTTAGGGGGCTTGTGTGATTAATATATATACAAAAAGTATTAATTTTTTATGAGTAGTTATAACAACTTTAATGGATCATCAGGAGCAGATTCAAACTTCGCTTATACCAACTCGGCTGTTGAGAATAAAGGGCTGTTTAGTCGTATTCTTCGAAACCTTTCAAATCATGGTATGAATTATGATGATATGATCATCAGAAACCAAGTAGGTATTGGTATAAATGAAGATCCTTACTCAGCTAGAGGTAACTCAATGTATGATTTCTTTAGTCAGAGAGCCGTGGCTTCAGTTTTGAATAGAAAGTCTATTCCTTACTTAGATAAAGCATATGGTGATAAGAGAAGAATCCTTAGAGAGTATTCTATTAAGGATGAGATTAGGGATTTTGTTAGTACGATAGCTGATGAATCTATTGTTTTTAATGATGATTCTGATTTTTGTTCACCTAAGCCACTATCAAATGAATATCCACAAGAGATAAAGGATAAATATCAAGAATATTTTGAGAAAATATATAATAAATATGGTTTTTCTGATAATATTAGTTCTTGGGATATGATGAGAGATTTTCTAATCGATGGGTATATAGCTATTGAGATTATATATGATGATAAGAAAAAGAATATTGCTGGTTTTAATAGAATGAGACCTGAGACTTTGGTACCAGCTTATGAACCATCTATTGGTCATTTATGGATACAGTTTCCAGAAGATCCACAGTTAAGGAGAATATTCTTAGATTCTCAAATAGTTTATATATCATACTCAACACAAAATGATTATTCAGAAACATCGTATGTTGAGGGTTTAATTAAACCATATAACCAATTAAAAATATTAGAACAAACTAGAATAATGTTCAACGTTATAAACGCGACAGTTTATCAAAAGTTTACAATTCCAATTAAAGGATTATCTAGACAAAGAGCAGAAGAGCAAATTGGTCAACTAATACATGATTATTCAGAGGAAGTTGAATGGGATGATAGTTTAGGTACACTTACTATAAATGGCGCTAAACACTTAAATTATAATAAACAAATATGGTTTCCTGAGGGAGATGCTGGTACACCGAATATGGAGATGGTTTCGCCAGAAGGTCATGATTTGAATGATGAAACTATGTTATCCTGGTTCTATAAAGCTCTTAAAAGAGCATCTAAAATACCAATATCTAGATTTGAATCAGAAAATGGTGGAGGTAACCTTTTTGGTGATGCTTCAGAGATGACAAGAGATGAAATTAAGTTTCATAATTTCATTAGTAGATTAAGAGCTAACTTTAAAGAACTTATTGTTAAACCACTTAAATTACAGATGTTAATCGAATTTCCTGAACTTACAGAAGATGAAGTATTTACTAATAGGGTTGATATTGAATTCTATACTAATCAAATATTTGAAGATTGGAAAAAGATAAACAACCTAGCTAAGAAATCAGAAATAGTTGGAACTTTATTATCTGTTATGAAAACAGATGATAAACCTTATTTCCACATTGAGTGGATAATGGATAATATATTCAAACTTACTCCAGAAGAGAAAGCTGAGAATGAAAGATATTGGGCTCGTGATGCTAGTGCTGGTGATGCTTCTGGTGAAGAAGGTGAAGGTGGTGGTGACTTCGGAGGTGAAGGAGGAGATGGTGGTGGAGACTTCGGTGAATCTGGTGGTGATATGGGTGATGTTGGTGGTGGTGGTGGTGGAGACGCTGGTGGTGGAGATGATATCGGTGGTGATATCGGTGGTGACGCCGGTGGAGATGCTGGTGGAGATGCTGACTTTGAATTCTAAAGTGTGAATTTGAGTTTTTATATATAATATAAATAAGTTTATTTATGTATAGTATATATTTGTTGAGATGTCCGATTACTAATGAGATTAGATATGTTGGTCAAACTAGAATGGGTTTAAATAAACGGTTGGGGTCATATTTATACGTCAAAAAATAAAGATAATTGGATCAGAAAGTTATCACTATCAAATTTAAGGCCTATCATTGAAGAACTTGAGAGTTTTGGTAATGTTGATATATCAACTGTTTTAGATAGAGAAACATTTTGGATACTTAAATTTAAAAGTGATGTGTGTAATATTGTTAATGCGACAAATGGTGGTGAGTATAGTGTTAATAATGTTATATCCATCAATTCCATGAAAGGTGATAAAAATCCAATGTGGGGTAAATCACATACCGAAAATGCGAAGAAGGTGATGAGTGAAAAGAAGATAGGTGTCTATGAAGGTATAAACAATCCTAGATCAAAAATACTCTATCAGTATGATACTGAATTAAACTTAATAAAAAAATGGGATTTTGCTAAAGAATGTTGTGACTTTTATAAAATATCAAGAGGTAATGTTTCATCATGTGCTAAACACAACTCAACTATTACTTCGGGTTATATGATTAGATATAGATTCATATTCTCATTTAGTGAATTGTAATTTATGCTACGTTTTTTTTTTCTGGTAAATCGAAATAAAATTGAGTGATATAATTGTCTCTTAATCTCATTTGCTTTACTTCTAAAGTAATACCATCATCTAATATAGCTTTCAATTCTTTACCAGATGTATTGTCTAATATTTTAAGTCCGATTTTTAATTCACCTACTTTATTACCCTTTATTATAAAAGACATTGACCTAACAAAAAATGATATACTTTTTAGTGATATATCACCATCTTTTGGTCTACCTAGACTACCATATATCGGTGAGTTTATTTTTGATATTTCAGTAACATCAAACCCAATTCGTTTACCCTCGTTTAATAAAGTGTTTAGTTTTATCTCACGTTTGTATTGTGTCCATTGTGTAAATTTCTTTAATAATCTATCATAATGATTTAATTCAACATCATCATCTATAATAACATCATATTCAATTAAACCATCCATCACATTCTATTGAAGTCAATTTGTTTCTTATCTAAATCTACACCAGCGACTATTATATTAATTTCATCACCTAATCTGATTCTATCACCAAAGTCATTATAAATTTGGTAATTTTCTGTATCTATGTGGTAATTACCTTCTAATGATTGGTATCTTATCATACCTTCGCATTTACTTTCTGTTAATTCAACATATAATCCCCAATCAGTTACACCAGAAATTATTCCAGTAAACACTTTACCGATTTTATCCAAAAGATATTCAGCTTGTTTGTATTTTATAGAATCACGTTGTGCTCTAGATGCTATTAACTCTCGTCCTGAACACCACTTAGCCTCATCCTCTACTTTAGTAGGATTTCCTTGTGGTTTGTTTTGTAAAAAGTCAAATAACATTCTGTGTGTCATTAGATCTGGATATCTACGTATTGGACTTGTGAAATGTGAGTAGTGTGTGAATCCTAATCCATAGTGTCCTATATTTTGTATTGTATATGTTGCTTTAGACATACATCTAGTAACAATAGTACTTAACATATTCTCTTCTGGTGTTCCCTTAACATCTTTTAGTAACTGATTTATGGACTTTTTAAGATCATCAGGTTCTCCTTCTATCTTAAAGTCATGACCAAATGTATTACAAACATTCGATAATGCTGTTAATTTCTCCATATTTGGAGTATCATGTACTCTATATACACCAGTTCTTGAATTACTTGATAATAGTTTAGCAACAGACTTATTAGCTAATAACATAAACTCTTCAATTAGTTTATTAGCTTCTTTTTGTTCTTTGAAATAAACACCAATTGGTTTTTTATTATCTTCTGCTAATTTGAACCGAACTTCTATTCCTCCCATTTCGATTGAACCTTCTTTAATCCTTTTCTTTCTTATCTTCTTAGCTAGTATATTTAAGTGATTAACCATTAATGGATAAACTCTATCTTCCCCTGTGTATTTACTATCATTACCCTCTATTATCTCTTGAGCATCTTCATAAGCAAATCTCATATCAGAGTGTATTACTGTCTTACCATGCCATTCTTTAACAATTTTTCCATCAGAATCCATTGTGAATACAACTGAAAATGCCAATCTATCCTCATTTGGTTTTAATGAACATATTCCATTACTAAGCCTTTCTGGTAACATTGGTACACATCTATCAACTAGATATACTGATGTTGCTCTTTCATAAGCTTCATCATCTAATTTTGTGCCAGGTTTAACATAATGACCAACATCAGCGATGTGTACTCCTATTTCAAATCGATTATCATTTATTACTTTAAGTGATAGTGCGTCATCAAAATCACGAGCATCTACTGGGTCAATTGTTATAGTTGTTACATCCCTCATATCTCTTCGGGATTTTATTTCCTTTTCAGTTATTACTTCCGGTGTAAGTTCTGATTCATTTATAACATCTTGTGGGAAATCAACTGGTAATCCATATTCATACATTATTGAATTCATTTCGGCGTTATTGTCACCAACATCACCTAATATCTTAGTTATCTTAGCTTGTGGTGATTTACTATCTTCCCACTTTGTTAATTCTACTATAACTTTTTGATCATCTTCTGCTTTTAACCCACCTTTGATGTAAAAATCAACTGGTATTCTTCTGCTATCTGCTATAACAAATACTGATATACCATTGATGTGTACTTTACCAACGAATTCTGTCTTATTTCTTGAAATTGTGTCAATGACTTTCGCTTCCATTTTCTTTTCACCCTTAAATACTTCTACTAACACTTTATCTAAGTGTAAAGCATTTTTGGTATTCTTCTTATAAATGAAAATTGATTTATCGTTTATGGTGATTGTTGCGTGTCTGTTTGTAGAGAACTCGATTTGACCTTCGTATCGTTCTCCTGCTTTTATATTATTATTCATATTCCTTTTACTAGGAAATATCGTTTTGTTTATTATCTCGTTTAGATATGTTGTCAACACCGTACTTATCTATTAGTGTTTTTTTCATTTTATTCAACACCTTGTTGTTCTGAATTGGATAATCTACCCCATAATTCTCTCTTAGAGATTTTTTTCTTTTCACTTCCGAGCACTTTCTACAAAAGTACTCTCCCCAGTTATTATCATATTTAACATAGTTCTTAAATATAACATACTTTTCAATACCGCATCCATCACACTTACACTTTATTTTATAGTGTGAGCCCTTAGATAGTAACTCAACAGGGATTATTAATAATTCACCTATCGTAACATCACTATATCCTAAATTTTCATAGTATGAATAGTTTGATTCGTTTATTTTAACTTTTATCTCCCTTGTTATGATCATAAAAAACCTCGAAATTTCAATTATTTATTAAAAACAGGTTCCTCTCTCCTAAAATTATCACTTACACCAAACCTTCTTCGATAAAAGATTGTAGAGTGACTGTAAAGAATCCACCTTTATAAAAATTCGATATACTGATGTCAATATATACTATCAACTACAAAAAATAATTATTTTAAACATGAAACCGGTTTTAATAGTAGAAAATTCACAAAACCAACTTATTAGAGAAAGTAACTCTACTAAGAAAGGTTATACACTAGGTGGTACATTCACCGAATTCGGTGTCAAAAACAGAAATGAACGTATTTATTCGGCTGATAAATTTTTACCAGCTTTAAATGAGATGAATGATCGTATAAGTGGCTTAGGTGCTGTTTATGGAGAATTTGATCATCCAGACGTTTTTGATACATCACTCTCAAGAGCTTCACATATTATCACGAAGGCAAATTATGTCCAAGAGAAAAATACAGTTGAAGGTGAGATTAAATTACTAAGTACTTATTGGGGTAAAGAAGCAAAAGCATTGGTCGATGACGGATGTCCTGTATTCGTTTCTTCAAGAGCTGCTGGTATTACTGAATCTGATGGTTCAGTTTCCCTGAAAAAATTATTTACTTATGACATTGTTGCTGACCCAGGATTTGCGTCAGCTAAAATGGATGTTAGAGTACTTAATGAGTCGTTGGGGTATAATGACGAGAAATCTAACTTTAGGATATATGAAATGTCCGATGAGTCAAAAATAAATGAGTTATTCAACATGAACAAGAATGAGTTTGTAACAAAAGAACAATTGACTGACTACTCTAACTACTTAGTTAACGAATTAGCGACAACTAAGAGAACAGTTAATACAGCAATTTCAGAGGGTAAATTAAACCCAAAGAAAATGGAACAATTATTAGAGTACTATGAAGAGTTGAACAACTCTAACACACAAGTAGCCAAGTATCTTGATTATTTAGCTGAAAAAATTCAATTCGTTGTTAACGAGAACAAAACGTTAAAATCGACATCTGAAAAATTAGTTAAACATAATGATTACTTAGCAGAAAATCTAGAAAAATCTATTAACTATACTGAGTATTTAGCTGAGAATTTAGATAAGAACATTAACTATTCAGAATATTTAGCTGAAAACTTAGACAAGAACATTTCTTACGCTGAGTACTTAGCTGAAAACGTTGATAAAAACATTTCTTATTCAGAATATTTAGCTGAGAGTTTAGATAAGAACATTGCTTACTCTGAGTACATCGCTGAAAACTTAGATAAGAACATTGCTTACTCTGAGTACATCGCTGAAAACTTAGACAAGAACATTGCTTACTCTGAGTACATCGCTGAAAACGTTGATAATAACATCGCTTATTCTGAGTACTTATCAGAACACGTTGAGGGTAACATTGCTTACTCCGAGTACATCGCAGAACATTTAGATGATAACATCGCTTATTCTGAGTATGTAGCTGAAAATCTTGATAAATCAATTAACTACCAAGGTATGATAGTTGAAAGATTAAATGGTTCTAGAATAAATGAATCAGCAGGTGAAGATAACTTCCCTTCTTTAGAAGATGGTGGTTTTGAAGCATTTGATGAAGAAGAAGAAACTTATGATAACCCTTTTGAATCAGAAGAATCAGAAGAAGAAACTTATGATAACCTTGAAGAAGGTATTAATAACGAAGAAGAAAATACAGAAGAAGATGAAGAAGAAGAAGTTGAAAACCATTCAATTGATGGTAATAGCGATTCTCAATTATCTGAATCTATTGATAAACTAATTGAAGAAGCTAAAAAACGAAAAGTTTCTGAAACAGCAGATGTGAATTTCTTGAAGTTCATGTCAAAATCTCAAGTTGATAGCTTTTATGCGTTATCAGATGACGAACAAGAGTCAGTTAAAGTCCATATAAACGAAAGAGACTACTTTACTCAAAAAGATGTTTTGTCATTAATCACAGAATCACTTTCAACTAAGAACGAATCTCTTGAAGAGAGAATCATCAGATTGATGCCTGAAAACACAAAGCCAATCTGGGAACAATTAAACGATACTTCTAAGAAGTCTATCTTATCACAAGCTAGATTATACCCAGAAGACGTTTTAACAACTGAAGCACAAGTTGAACACTTTTGGTCAACTAGAAAGCTTAAGACGAATGAGTCTGTAACAAAGAAACTTGTTTCACACGAAAGCCTTATCCAAGAAGATAAACTTTCTGATAATGAAGTACAAGCGATAATGGAAAGATTCAAAAACGTTTAATGTCTGTAAAGAATCCACCTTGTTAAAAAACGAGAAATAAAGGGTTTATATATACATTAATTAAAAAAATAAAAAAAGAAAATTATGTCACACATTAGAATAGACAAACAAAAAGCAATGAAGAAATGGTCTCCTGTATTAGAGAACATGGGAGTTGCTGGCGAAGACAGACTTGATTGGATGTCAGAGTATGCTGAATATCACTCTATAAATGAAAACGCTTATGCTAACGCATCTAACGTTTCAGGTATGGGAGGTGTTATTGCAGCACAACCATCTACACTTTCTGGTTCTACAATCGGTAACGCTTGGTCAGGAAATGGTGGATCACTTGGAAACGGTGATGTAGGTCAAAACCTTTTACCAGTAGCAATGAAAATTGCAGCTCAAACAATCGGTTTAGATTTAGTAGCAGTTAAGCCTTCTCCGGGTCCGAAAATTGATTTATTATATATCGACTTTAGATATGATGATGTTCATTTAGGTGATTCAGATGAAAGACCACAAGTTTTCAAAATAGCTCCAAACGCTACTTTTACAAACATGGCAGCAATTATTACTGGATTAAGAGCTCAATTAGCAGCACAAACACCAGTTATTACTGAAACAGTTGGTGGTTTAACAGCAAGAATGTTTAACAACATCGGAACAGGAGCAGCAGTAGTTGTAGAACCTGCAAATAAATTGGGAGAAGTTGAATTTTTAGGATTCTCTAGAATTGATGGATACCCAATGTTCAGAGCTTACAGACAATTTAACACTTCTCACACGAATGTTGGATCTGCTCAAGCTAACTGGGGATTTGACTCGACTAGAAACACTTTTAGTCCAACAATGTCAATGGCTTCTCAAATCACTAGTTTAGGTGGTACTGCTTTAGGTGCTGAACCTACTATTGAATTAGTATCGGCTCTTGAAGATCACATTCCTGGTTTCTCTGCAAACTGGACATCTTCTTTAGGTGGTGCATCTGGTAACTATCCAATGGATAGAGATACTGATGACAAGAGATACTCTGGTATCATCGGACCAAAAATTAGTTCTAAAACTGTTGCAGTTGGTACAATTGAAGTATCTTCAGCTCTTAGAAGAACTGAAATTGAAGATATCAAGGCTAACACTGGAATGGATATCGTTCAAAAAATGGAATCAATTCTTGTTAATGAATTGTCTCAAACAATCTCTAAGCAAATTGTAGCTAAGATATTTGAAATGGGTGATCTTAACAGATTGTCAGCTCCAGCATTTGGAGGTACATCTACAATTGTTAATCCAACGATTTTCGATTTAGATACAGCTTACGCATCTGCGGGTGTTGGTGTTGGTGGTGAAACTACTCACGCTGTTCAAAGAAAGCTTGTAACTAAGATAGCTCACGCTTCTAACTACATCGCTACTGAGGGTCGTGTTGGACCAGCTCAATACCTTATCACTAATGGTGGTTTGGCAGCAGCTTTATCTGACATCTCTGGTTATACACTTAACCCAGTTAAGTCTAAAATCAACGGACAAGGACAACTTTACCCAGTAGGTTCAATTGGAGATATTTCAATATATGTTGATCCATATATGAGATATAACGACAACAGAATCGTTCTTGGTAGAAAGAACAACCCAGACCAACCAGGTATTATTTTCGTACCTTACTTAATGGCTCAGTCTATATCTGTAATCTCTGAAGCGACTTTCGCTCCTAGAATGTTACTAAGATCTAGATACGCTGTAACAGAAGTTGGTTGGTTCCCACAAAAGCAATTTATGACTATAAACGTTAAAGATGTTGAATCATTCTTAAACTAATAAGTAGTTAGCTTAAAATACCGAAAAAAGACCCCTAGTGGGTCTTTTTTCTTTTTAAAAATTTATATATACAGTATGATTAAAAAATATAATTTTTTCTTAGAGGGTAAAAAAGGAAAGTTCCCTAATATTAAGAAAGTTGAGGTTGAGGGTTTCTTTATTTATATAGGTAGAGACGCTAGATCTAATGACCACTTAACATTCAATGTAGCTGATAAAGAAGATATCTGGATGCACGTTAAAGGAGTACCAGGGAGTCATGTTGTTATAAGAGTTAGAGAAAACTTACCAACAGATGAAATTATAAGATATGCTGCTGAGTTAGCTAAAAAGAATAGTAAATCTAGTAAAGAAAATAAAGCAACTGTTGTTTATTGTCAAAGAAGGTTTGTTAAGAAAGAACGTGGTATGAATGATGGTCAGGTAAGAGTTGATTATATCAACGCTTATGAAATTGTAGTTTAATATTTAATATATAGATCAATAAAATAAATTTTTATAATGGCGGAAAAAAGAGTACAGTTTTCAGATAAATTAAAGAAACTTCTTAAAGATTTAGAGGATAATAATAATTATTTAGCCTTTGAGCTTCTTTGGATGTCTGATCCAACTGCAAAATACCACAATGGTCTTAATATAACACATGTTGATTATGGTGAACCCGGAAAGAAATCATCTGATTTTAACTTTGTAGTTACTATTGATGGTAAGAAAAATATAATGAAAATAGGTAAATTTATTAGATATTACTTTTCTAATCTATTTGGTGATGATGAAATATCAAAATTTGTTTTTGCTTTTAATAGAGTTAAAAATGGTGGTAAAGCTGAGCAAGCTGGTAAGAAAGTTGTAATACCAGAGTTTGTTTATAACCCCAAAGACCCTAGATCTACTTTTATATCACTTGTTACTGAAACATATCCTCATCCACATGAAGAGAATGTTATGAAATATTTACCAAAAGACTTAGATAAAGATGAATTTGGTAATTATTATAAAGTTATTCCTGGTGATGATACTACAATGTTTAGTTCTCACCTTGATACTGCTGATAGAAGTCCAGTTAAAACTAACCTATTCACTAAAGAAGAGGATGGTGATGAGATAATCTATACTGATGGTAATACTATATTAGGAGCTGATGATAAGTCTGGGGTTACTGTAATGATGTATATGATGGTTCATAATATACCTGGTATATATTACTTCTTTATTGGGGAAGAGAGAGGTGGTATTGGATCTAATCAATTAGCTGATGTATATGAGAAATTTGATTTTCTTAAAAATGTTAAGAAATGTATTTCCTTTGATAGAAGAAGAACTATTTCTGTGATAACACACCAAATGGGTGGTCGTTGTTGTTCTGATGCCTTTGGTACTGGGCTTTGTGATGAATATAATAAACAAGGGCTTAATTTATCATTAGATAATGGTGGTGTTTATACTGATTCTGCTTCATTTATGGATATTATACCTGAGTGTACTAATTTATCTGTTGGGTATCTTAACGAACATACGGGTAGAGAAGAGCAAAACATGACATTCTTAATACAATTATGTGAAACTTCTATTAATGTTGATTGGGCTGGTTTACCAGTTGCTAGAAAGGTAGGGTTAAACTATGAATTGGTGGAGAAGCATAAAGAATTAATATCTGTTATAAAAGAAGGAGCATTTGAATTAGAAGTTAGAATGGTTGGATATGATGATAAGATATTTATTAGAATTGATATGGATGATACTAACATAATTAATGTTTATGATACTTTGGGTGTTATGCAAAATTTGCTTGATAAACATAAAGTAGATAGTATGGTTACATTTGACAAAACATATATTAAAATTGAATTAAACTAAGATGAAGAATATTAACGATTATAAGAAATTTCTTGAGAAAAAGGAAAATATAAGAGAGGATGAAAATTCACATCTTAATGATGATATTAATGGTAGATGGGATGATTATAACTATGAGGATGATGATTATGGTCATCAGTACCTTAACAGTGGTGATTCTAAATCTTCTTTCAGAGATGATGAGTATGAGGAAGATGAAGAAAACATGGATGATGTTCAACATTTATTATACCTATTAAGAACAATGTTTAAAAATAATGGTATTGATGTTGAGATAGAACATAGGAACATGGATATAATGATATATTGTATAATGGAGCCTAAAGAGAGATTAAGAGATGTTATGAATGTCTTTAGTGTCGCTACTAAGTTGAAGAAGGATATATTACCGCAATATGATTGTGAATTTGAGATGTGGGAAACTAGAAAGGGTAATCCTATGTTAACATTCAATTTCTTTTATAATGAAGGATTGGGTGATGATAATAATATACCATTTTAAATAGATTGTGATATTATACTCTCTAAAAAGTCTTTTACTTTAAGACCATTGTTTTCACAGTGGTCTTTTACTTTTTTATGAAGTTCTTTTGAGATTTGAAATGTTGATAGTTTTGAATTATAATTCTTTTTTGAAATTATATCAGATTGGTACTTTTTTCGTTTTTCAACCATAGGAGAAACATGTTTTTTTATATATACTTTATATAAAAAAATATGGAAAAGTTATGGAAAAAATATGTACTAAATGTGAGGTTTCTAAGTCAATAGATGAGTTCTATAAAAGATATTCATCATGTAAAGGATGTGTAAAGATAAAAACAAATAAAAATAAAGAAAATAGTAAAGAATATAAGAAAAAATACTATCAAGAAAATAAAGAAAAGATAAAAGAAAAACTAGATAATTTACCATTAGATAAAAAAGAAAAATTAAAAGAAAGTGGAAGGCTTTCTTATGAGAGAAATAAAGAAAAGTATAAAGAAAAGAGCAGAGAAAATAGAAGAAAATATCATAAATTTAAAATGGAAAATGATATAATATATAGACTAAAAATTGGATTCACTCGTAGAATAAATAAATCAATAAAAAGGAATAATTTTGTAAATTCTAATAGTATTCCTTTAAAAGAATCAATAGGATGCTCATTTGGTGAATTTAAGTTGTATTTAGAATCAAAATTTGAAAGTTGGATGAATTGGGATAATTATGGATTATATAATGGTGAATTAAATTATGGATGGGATATTGATCATAAAATACCAATATCTTCTGTTAAAACAGAGGAAGGAGTTATTGAATTAAACCATTATACAAATTTACAACCATTGTGTAGTAGAACAAATAGAGATATTAAAAGAAATAATTTTTAAACTTTTTTTGATATTTGGAATATTATATATATATTTGTAAAGTAATAATTACAACAAAACGGGGATGTTTTTAGGATAGATTCGCAGAGTAAAGGTAGTTATGCAGGTATCGGATTGTTATTATAACCGATTAATAAATTATGTTAGCAAAACAGTAAACGGAAACGTAACAGAAGTAGCAAGCAAAGAAGATTTAGTATTTGCTCTACAAAACAACCTACTTAA